AACAGACTGTGTACTGCAGACGATATCGTCGCCGTACACAGAACATAGATTTGCATCTTCACCGCGCGACTCAGCGACAACGTCTTCACATGCTTGCGTGATTGCCCAAAATAGTGCAGTCTCAAGCTCAAAAGTGAATCCGTTGCCCATGGAGCTTACCTTATTGTAGTGAATTACTTCGCCACTAGGTAAGACCCCCGAGTCGGAACGAGTCATAAGTAACAACTCGAACCATGCAGGTGGTAGAAGCAAGCGACAAATAGCAATAGAAATACTATCTGAAGCAGAGGCAAGGTCAATGGTGGCGAGTTCGCCAAACAGTGATCCTAGCCTTGCAAGGGTTTGGTTGATAGTTTGATCGGTTAGATCAATACCAACCCGACGTAGGCAACGCTTAATTTTCTCTCCGATACCTTTTTGAACATACATGTTCATAGTCGGTTCGCAGGCAATTACGCGGTCGATGTCGAAATCCTTTGCAACAGTGGTTAATCTATTACCTTCCACAAGTATGAATGAATTAACATTCTCGAACCATAGAGGAGCTCTTTTAACAAAAGCCCATGCTAGTTCACTACATGCAGGGGTAACTTCAGGGTTCTCATTAGAGAACTTAAAGACTGCCTGTCCTTCTCTACGTGCCTTTAACATCGTGGCACCATGAGAGAACGAAGCTAGTGTTGCAATTTCATCAAGATCAACGGGACCTAATAAACGTTCTATTTTTCGCGCCGCACGCCAGAGAATCTGGTGTGCGACGGGCTCGTTAAGAGCCAAGTTCGTCCATGTTAGTTTACCGTTCAAGCTTGATAAAGCGCTATCAACCGATTTGAACTTGTCAATAGCCGCGCGAGCGCGGTCAATTGCAGGAACACCGCTTTTCCCGTTAAACTTACGAATAACGTTGTAAAGCAGGTAATCGTGTTTAAAGCTATCAACACATTTATACGAATCAGCAGATAATGCTGGGTTCGCATGAGAGTTAGGTTTAGCTATATAAGCAAGTGCGTATGGCGTCTTATTACAGAGCGCCAATTTCCGCACAAACTTAATTTCGCTGACCTGTGGTACAGGTTTTTTACCTGTCCGAGGCTTTTTAGCCTTTTTCACTTTGGCTTT